GGTTACAGGGGGCGGAAAGGCCAGGAAGTACCGCATAGGGGCACTTCTTTTGTATTCCAAGCGTTTGTTTCCGTCTTTCACAGCGGAGATGGTTAGGGAAAAGGTGGCTGATTTTGCTAAGTCGGTTGCTCGAACTGAGCCGTCTGTGTTGCCCCGTAAGCGACGCATGTTTCTTGAGATTCAGCGAACCCTAGATGAGTTCTGTCCTCCTGGTGAGGAGATGGTGGCAGATTACTGCCGCCCATTTCCTCCCAGTGTTTCTGCTTGCCATGAGTACTCTCGACAGGAGGGAGGTCTTCAGGCCTACATAAGGGATTTCCCCTTATCAGGTTTCCTGGTCGATCCCACCGTGAAGAAGGTACTCCAGCAATTTAGACTGACAGACACTGATCTTGGTTCTGACGGTCCGTTGAACTACCTCTGGGAAAGAATGTTACGACACCTGATCAAAGAAGCGATTGAGGAGTTGGGCCTGCCAGAAGAGGAATGGAAACCAATTCTGGTAGGCGCGACTGGTTTGACAGAACCTCTAAAGGTTCGGATAGTAACGAAAGCCGAGTGGATGGTCCATCTTCTCACACCAGTCCAGAAGGCCTGGCATGGGAAGATGCGCCAACATCCAGTCTTTCAGCTTATTGGAGGTGCCAGTGTAGAAGATGCACTGGCTCCAATGCAGCTGAGTAAGGGGGAGAAGGTTGTCAGTGGAGACTATTCAGCCGCCACGGACAATATCTTCCTGACTTATACCCAAGAAGCGGCTGAGGCTATGCTTGAACGAACTAGGTTTAGATTACCAGAATCTGTCCCTAGTTGTGCTGAAGCATTCCTCCGCAAGCTCGTGGTACACTCCCTTACCCGTTCTGTCCTTGACTTAAAGGGTTCAGATTCCGTCCCAATCACTCGTGGTCAGATGATGGGCCACATTCTCTCATTTCCATTACTCTGTATAATAAACAGAGCCGCATCCTGTATGGCAGTCCCTCGTTCGTCATTTATGAGAATAAATGGTGATGATGTTATCTTTCCTGCTTCTAAGAATATCTACCGGCGTTGGAAGGCCGCGACTCGGGTGGTAGGACTGGAGTTCTCCCTTGGGAAGAACTACTACTCCTCCGACCTTGCGTTGGTTAATTCCGTTTACTGTGTGTATTCTAAGACGCAGAAGAGATGGATTGCATTGGACGTCCCGAATGTGGGTCTCCTCAACATGCCCATAGATCGTCAGGTTGACCTGAACAATGGTAGACAGATTCTTCCTTGGGAACATCTAGCACAGCTATTTAGGGAGTTCACTCGGTTTGCGAAGCCGGGCGAGCACGATAAATACCTGTCCATGTTCCGGAAGTACTATCCCATTCTTCGTGGGTTTCCTGGTCCCTTCTATGGACCGGTTGAGTATGGTGCATTTGGTGCACCTGTCCCACCCAAGTATTCATACACGAAGAACCAACTTCAGTGGATGAATGCACATCGTCTTGGCATCTTCAACTATCAGGAGGGTACCCGTAATAGTTTCAGTAAGATCTGTAACCGTTACGAGGACTACATCCAGATTGAATTGACCAAGGGGATGTATAAGTTTGGGCCTCTGCCTCTGGGTTCCTCTATAGGTCCACCCAGAGCTGCGGACGGTATTCTGGATCCTTATCAAAGGGATGGTGGGCTGGGTTTCCGGTTAATGGCAATGAGACGATGGTTTGAGGACCTGTCCTCTAACAAGCATGTGAAGATCTTTGGGGCAAGAAGGTGGAACCAGTTCAAGCTTTCTCGGAAAGATGAAGGTGGTATCCCCCCTCTTCCTGCCAACTATTTACACAAGGTGTTAGAGAACAGTACCTGGTCCATCCGTCCAGCATGGCACCGACAGAGGGATATTGTTGGTGTTCGGTATGAAGATGATGCGTCTTACCTCCATGAGATTTTCCAGGCACGAGAAGACATAACAGAAGAGACCACTTCGTGATCCCCCTGCAATGGTCCCCCCCGGGGCATGAAATATATCTCATGGCAAAACGTAAAACAAATGGGCAGGAGCCCCCAGCAAAGAGACAGAAGGTTCAGAAACAATCCACAATGATGATTGTTCGTCCCCCCTCACAGGGTCTCATAGAGAGGCCAGTCGTTACTCGAGGTTTCGCCGCAAGGCTTTCGGGTAGTAGCACCGTCCGGATCAAGAACATGGAATTATTCCAGTCTTCTTCGGTTCAGGGCGCCGCTACCAGTCCTTACACCGTCGTTTCCTCCAGTGTTATTTCCCCACGTTACTTTACGTGGTTGAATATCATTGCAGCAAACTACTCGAAGTACAAGTTCCATTCTATCAGATTTATATACCGTCCCATTGTCGGTACGACCACTAACGGCCAGTTCGCAATGGGTTGGTTTACAGATCCGGCAGATGGAAATTACTGGTCGGGAACCACTCAAACACTTGCGGCACTTTCTCAGTGTCGGAAGTATTCTCAGGTTCCACTCTATGAGTCCTGTGAACTCAGAGTCGACAAGTCGGATTTTAACAGTGATTGGTACTATAAGTCGAATACTGATAGTACAACCAGTGCTGACTCCCGGCTGGTGAACTGTGGTTCATTGGGCTGGTGGGTTACATCAAATGCGACCCAGGGAACGGCTCCTGTAGGAAATTTATATGTGGAATATGATTGTGAGCTGGCTGATCCTGTATCGGGACTCTCTAACCCATAGAAAATTAGGCCGAGAGGCTAACAGAATCAGGGGAAGGTAACAACCCCGACCAATGTCCCAATCCTTGCTATCTTTCGCAAGACTCTGACACTGGCAACGGAT